CATGTTTATTTGAAACACTCCATAAGAACTATCTCCAGTTTTTGTGTTGCCATTAAAAGCAAAAGGTCTTCCATTAGATTCTGCTTTAGCAATTGCACATGCAGATCGTAAAGCATTTCCTTTGAAGCCTACCGCCTTTAATAAATCAACTAATTCTCCATCTGTTAAAGAATGAGAATTTTCGTACTTTTCTAACTTTTTAGCCGTAGAAACTAAAAAAACCCCTTGAGGGGGTTCTGCAACTTTTACGGTGGGTTCTATTAGAGTTTTAGTTTCAAGAGCAGCATTGGCGGTATTTAAAAATGGTGCAACCAACCCAAGCAACGCTATCAAACCTAACCATATCCCTTTATTCTTATCTCTCATTGTAAACTACCTCCTAGAGCAAGATTGCTACCTTGCGGTAGCATTGTATTAATTGTAGCACGAATTTGGGGTTAAAGACAAGTTTAGATAATATTTTTTTATTTTATTTTAAATACCGTGCTTGAAAGTGGTATAATAATTATCTTATGGCTGAAACCGCAATCTACGATTTACCCTATCCAACAGACGCCTCACCAGTCGATGTTGCTGGAGATTTGCAAGCCTTAGCAGAGCGTATTGAAGCGGTATTACCAAGTCTAGGCTTACCATATTTTACCCATGAAGTTAGAAATAACAGTGGTGTAACTATTGCTAAAGGTGATCCAGTTTATGTTACTGGATTTTCTACTAAGACTACCGTCGCAAAATCGGTAGCAACAGATCTTACAACATTTCCAGTAATAGGATTAGCAACTACAGCAATTACAAATGGTAGTGATGGCGTTGTTATTGTTTCTGGTATTTTTAGTGGAGTGAATACTTCTTCATATACCGCTGGAGATATCCTATACGTAGGAACATCTGGGGGACTCACAGATACACAACCAGCAGGTGGCTCAGGGGCTACAGGAGTGGTTTTAAAGGCTAATTCAACAACAGGCATTATACTTGTTACACCAGCAAAAAATAATGGCACCTGGGGTGCAGTTAAGGCAGGATTATAATGGCAACATATAGAGGACAAGGCACAGATTCATTTTCAATTGGTGCCCCACCACCAACAGTTTTATGGACATTAGTTCGTGGAGACACAGCAGCATTTAGAGTTTATGTAACAGATGAAAATCGTGAACCATTAACAATTAGTGAGTGGGATATTGCAATGGATATTGTTAGAAGAACTGTTAATGCAAATACTGGTGTGGTAACTTATCCAGTAATTGTTTCATTAGAGCCAGAAGCAACATTAGATGATGATGACGGAGAGTTTACAGTTTCTCTCTCTGCTGGAGAATCTGAAGATCTTGAAACGGGAGATATATTTGATATTCAATTATCTGATGATACCCGCACATGGACAATATGTAAGGGAACAATTACAGTTATTGATGATGTAACTGGTCCATACGAAAGTTAATCATGCCAGTAGAAAAAGTAACTACCCTTGAAATTGCGAAGGTAGATATAAAGCCAAAACAATACACTAAAGTAAACATTAAAAGAATTGGTACAACAGTATCAGAGGTTATTGGTGTATATCCTTTTCGTGTAAGGTTTAAAGATTTGGGGTATCCTGGTTTTTCTACCAACACTACACCAGGCATTGGTATAGCAGTCATTGGTAGTACATTTTATATTTTATGATATAATCACTTATATGGCTATAATCCCGATTTCTACGTTAAAAACAAAATTTGAGTCTGGAGACAGACCTACTGGACAAGACTTTACAGATTTAATTGATACCACTTCATACCGTGCAGAAGCACTAGGTGGAGATGGAAATAACTCAGCAACAATAACTGGTGTTGAAACAGCCACGGTATTTGATACAATCGATACAACTGTATTTAGAACAATAAAGTATCTTATTCAAGTATCACACCCATCCACAAACGTATATAAGAGCACTGAAATCAACCTAGTTTTTGATGGAACAAATCAAAATATAACAGAGTTTGGCACGGTAACCAACAGCAACAATGCTATTGGAAATATCACTGCTAATTTAAATTCTGGTATAATCAGTATGACGGTAACCCCCGTACTATCGCCGATAACTATTCGATATTATCGAACTGGTTTGAAAGCATAACACCAAAGGAGCAATACAATGGCAACAGTAGATAAAGCCTTTAGAATTAAAAATGGCTTAATTGTTGATGGGGCTACGGCTACCGTTAACACACACGACGTAATTACAAAAGAAATCTTTGACGCAAAAGGTGACTTAATAGTTGGTACAGGATCAAACACTGGCACCAGAGTTGCACTAGGAACAAACGGATATGTTCTTACTGCAGACTCAAGCGAAACAAATGGCGTTAAGTGGGCAGCAGCCCCAGCAGTAGGATCATTTGAAACTTCAATCGTATTTGAGGGTACAACTGCAAATGATTTTGAAACAACTCTTCAAGTTACAGACCCAACAGCAGATCGTACAATTACATTCCCAGACGTAACAGGAACTGTAATTACAAATGCTGATTCTGGCACAGTAACTAGCACAATGATTGCAAATGACACAATTGTAGATGCAGATATTAACTCAGCAGCAGCAATTGCTAAAACTAAGATTTCAGGAACTGCCATTACTGCAGCAGATTCAGGAACAGTTACATCCGCTATGATTGCAGATGGAACAATTGTTGATGGAGATATTAGCGCATCAGCAGCAATTGCACAGTCTAAGATTTCAGGTCTTACTACTGATCTTGGAAACAAGGCTTCATCATCAGATCTTACAACTCACACAGGCGCTACAGAAGCACACGGTGCAACAGGTGCGGTAGTTGGAACAACAAATACACAGACTCTTACAAATAAAACACTTACAAGCCCAGTAGTAACTGGTCTTACACTTAACGACTCAAGCATTGTTTTTGAAGGTTCATCAGCAGATGATCATGAAACAACACTTACAGTAACAAACCCTACAGGAGATCGCACTATTACTTTGCCAGATGCTACAGGTACTGTTGCTCTTACAAATAATAAGTTAGATGTTTTTGCAGCAACTACTTCAGCAGAACTTCGTACAGTAATCTCTGATGAGACTGGTACTGGCGGACTTGTTTTTGCTGATACCCCAACACTTATAACACCAAATATTGGTGTAGCAACTGGTACATCTTTGGTTCTTTCAGGGGACCTAACAGTTAATGGTACAACAACTACAATTAACTCAACAGAAATTACAGTTGATGATAAGAACCTTACACTTGGTTCAGTAGCAACACCAACAGATGCAGGCGCAGACGGTGGTGGTATTACTCTTAAGGGTGCTACAGATAAGACCATTAACTGGGTAGATGCAACAGATGCATGGACATTCTCTGAGCACATCAACCTTGCTTCTGGAAAGTCATACTATGCAAATGGTACAGCACTTAAAGATGTTTCAGAAACTCTTACAAACAAGACTCTTACATCGCCAGTAGTTTCAGGACTTACACTTTCAGATGGAAGTATTGTTATTGAAGGCTCTACAGCAAATGACTTTGAGACTACACTTACAGTAACTGATCCAACTGGAGACCGTACAATTACATTCCCAGATGCAACTGGTACTGTAGCCCTTACATCAGATATTACAGTAAGTGCATCATCAACAAATACATTTACAAACAAGTCAATTGCATTAGGAACAAACACAGTAACTGGAACACTTGCAGAATTTAACACTGCAGTTACAGACGCTGACTTTGTTTCACTTGCAGGAACAGAAACACTTACAAACAAAACTTTAACATCTCCAACACTTACTACTCCAGACATTGGAGCAGCAACTGCAACATCCATTACACTTGCAGACGCTCTTATTGGTTCTGCCACAACTAGCCTAAGCACAACTAGTGCAACAGTAGTTGACTCATGGTCAGCATCAACTTATTCATCTGCAAAATATATTGTTCAAATGAAAAACGGTGGCGATATTGAAGTTCTAGAAGTTCTAGTAACTGTTAATGGAGCAAACAACGTTTATATCACAGAGTATGCTGATGTAATTAGCAATGCTCAAATTGGTACAACAGATGCAGATTACTCAGGTGGCAATGTTCGCCTATTAGTAACAGCAACAAATGGAACAACAGTAAAGGTTCACAAAACGCTTATTGAAGCGTAATGTGGACTGAAGGGACAGTGAACTTCAGTGGCACCTGGTAGCATAACTACTAATAAAGACTTTGTTGTAAAACAAGGGCTTAAGGTTTCCACTGGAGTTACATTCCCTGATAATACTGTTCAGAGTACCGCTGCATTAACTGTTGGTAGCACTTTTCCAGCAACTGCATCTAATGGTCAATTATTTTTATATACCGTGACCGAAAGAATTTATTATTATTTAAACGGTCAATGGAATCCTTTAGCCAGTTACATAGATGCTCAATCAGAGTATGACGGTAATGGAATTACCTATCCAACGCTATTTGCAGTATTAGACGGTGGCACTGTAAGTTCAACTTACACTGCTTTACCAGCAGCAGATGGCGGTAGAGTAAATGAACAATTCTGATATAATGAACGTTGGAGGATTAATAAATGGCAACTAGAATTCAACTCCGCAGAGGAACTGCGACGCAATGGACGACAGCGGATCCTATCCTTGAGGCTGGAGAAGTTGGCTGGGAGTCAGACACCAATAAGTTTAAAATTGGTGATGGAATAAATAACTGGGATGATTTAACATACTTTTTAGATTCAACAGATACAGGATTTAACGCTGGAGATTATATTTTAGCAACATCAAAAAATGCCGTAAGCGGTGTTGCAGCCCTTGATGCTAATATAAATGTTGTTACAACAACTGGAGTTGTATTTGAAGGTGCTACAGCAAATGAATTTGAAACAACTTTAGCGGTAACAGATCCAACAGCAGATAGAACAATCACTCTTCCAGATGCAACAGGAACAGTTCAACTTAGAGTTGAAGATGTTTCAGATACAGAAATTGGATATCTAAATGGAGTAACTTCATCAATTCAAACACAATTAGATGCTAGAGTAGAAGAATCTTTATTTGATGCAAAGGGAGACCTTTTAGTTGGCTCTGCAGATAATACTCCAGCAAAATTAAGTGTTGGAACAAACGGATATATTCTTACAGCAAATACTTCAGCAGCAACTGGTATAGAGTGGGCTGCCGCTCCTGCTGGCTAC